GCCCGGCGCATGGCTTCGACATTGGCGCGCGCGGTGTCCAGTATCTGCGCTTGTTGGCTTTTCAAATCGTCATTGCTGGTGAAGCCACTGGCTGAATAAGACGTGGGATCGCGTAGGGCTTTTTCGAGCGCAGTCTTATCGCCGGGATTCAGCACCCCGGTATTGATCATGCTTTCACCGCGCAAGGGCCATGTTGCCGCCTGATAGGCGGACTGTAAATCGGCATTGGCCAAGGGGTTATGTCGGTCCATTTGCCCCATGGTGCCCAAAACCTTTTGGTACGCGGCCATCGAGCTTTCGAGCTTTTGCAATTCGGCCTCGGCGTCGCTGATTTTCTTTTGATTGGCTTCGTAATTGGGATTTGCCAATCGCCATTCTTGAATTTGGTTGGCGCGGTCTTGTTGCGCCATGGTGCGTTGCTCGCGATCATCTTGCCGCGCTTGAGAGACTTCGGCACGCGCATCGGCGCGGTTAGCCCGGTCATTCGCCTGTACTGAAAGGCCATAATTCATTGCTTGAAACGGGTTTTGCTTCCATTGCCCCAGCATCTCTCGGGCTTTGCTTTCATCGCCGCCGGCCGCCCATAAAGCCTCTTGGACGCCGTTGGGTAATTCGGGGTTACTGAGCTTGTATTGCGCTTGCTCCAGTCGCATCCGATTCAGGTCGTTGTCGGCGGTCATGTTTTGAATCTGCGCGTCGGTCAGCCGGTTCTGGCGGTCGTCGTTAGCCATCTGACGCTCAAGCATTTGCTGGCGCATCGCCATCTCGCGCTGCTTCATCGCCCATTCGCGTTGCTTGTCATGGCCTTCGACGCCGGACAGTAAGCCCTGCCGAAAACCCTGGCCGAACCCTTGCAACGGGTTGTTGTTGCCCAGCATGTTGAGGCTGCCCATCAGCACCCCCATCAGCGCGGGGTTATTCTGTAGTCCTTCAATATCCAGTAAGCCGTTCATCTTGTGCCTTTATCGGTAAGGGTTAGGCAAATACGCGTTGGCTGCGTTGTAAACCGACGAGTTGTACGGGTTGATGCCGCCGACCGTTCCGCCGCCACCGCCGCTCGGTTGCTTGTTCATGTAGGCCGATAACAGGCTGCCCAAAATGCCCGTCGCGCCGCCGATGTTGCCCCACAGCGAACCGTTTTGCACCGGGTTGACGTTGGTTGTCGTGCTGGTGTTGTTCGACCCTGCCGCCGCGTTGATCGTGTTCCCCAGTGCGCCGTTGAGCACGTTGTCATAGTTGAACGCGGTGTCGTAGTTCGATTTATCTTCACCCAACAGTTTGTCGGCATAGTTCATGTAATCGTTGCCGACATCTTTCAGCTTGCTGGCGTCGGAATACACCGTGTTGGGAAGATCGGTCGCTGTGGTCGCCGCGTTGGTTCTGCGGTTCCAATCGCTGTTCCAGTAGTCAAACATCGTGCCCGCTCGATCCTTAGATACAGCGGTGTCATTGGCCGCATTGCTGGCCAGCGTACTGTTCCACGCATCGACGTTTTTGTTGGTGGCATTCGTCAACCGGGTCGCGTTGTCCGCCGCCGTGGTGTTCAGGATGCTGGCGTTGTCTTTGGCGTTGGTGTTGAGGGTGTCGAGGTTGTACTTGTTCCAATCGTTCCAGTCATTGACCGTGTTGCGGTTGGCGGTGGTATCGCGCGCGGCGTTGTTTTCGGAATTGGTGTTGTACGCGTCTGCGTTCCATTGGTCGTTGTCCTGCTTCAGGGTCGCGTTGCTGCTTAATGCGCCATTCCAATCATCCGCAAACTTGGTGTTGACGTCTTGCGTCCGGTCCGCGTTTTTGTTCGAGATGTCGGTCAGGTTGCCCGCGTTCCACTGACGGTTGTCTTGCAGCAGGTCCGCGTTTTTGTTGATGCCCGTGTTCCATGTGTTTGTGTACGTTTTGCTGGCATCGTAAAGGTTGCCGGAATCCTGCAGGTAGGCAGTGTTCCGCGCGTCGGTATTCACCTTGCTAGCGTCCTGCAGGCGTCGGGTGTTGTTCTCGAGCGTGTCGTTCCAGAACCCGGCGTTTGTCTTGCTGGCGTCGTTCGCGTACTCGGTATTTTTCAGCCCGATGTTGTTGCCTTCGCTGGCGTTGAATTTTGACACGTCGGTGAGGTTGTTGGCGTTGACTTCGGAGGCTCTCGAGTACAAATCCGCGTTGCGTACCAAATCCTGTTGCTCGATGTTCTGGTTCTGCTTCAGCACGTCCAACGCGCGCGCCAAACGTGCCTCTTCCAACTGCTGTTGGTTTTGGTAATCCGTCATGCGCAGACCGCCCACGGTACGGCCCAACTCATTGGCATACTGGCGATTGTTCTCGGCCTGCGCAGCAGCCCAGGCTGTCCCGCCAAACGCGCCCGAGCGCGCCATCATCGCATCGGTCGAATTTTGAATGTTGTTGTTGAAATTCCGCGCCACGTCCGCCGTGGTGTAATCGATCACGCTTTGCAAATACGGGTTGTTCATCCCCGCGTACTTGTTCGCGTCGTTGAACGAGATCGCGCCGGTAGTCTTGCCTGCGTAGGGGTTGGCACCCGCATCCATCAGGCTGGCATTCGCCATCGTCTGCCCGTTGAACTGCGCCGGGGTCATCATCCGCAGGGTGTTCGGGTCGAGCTGCGCCGCCGTCATCTGCGCCACCTGGGTCGGCGTGACCGTCGCCTGTTTATACAGGCTAGGATCGATCTGCGTGTCAGCACTGGTGTACGCGGTCGCTTTGCCTGGGTCGGCCTTGATCAGATCGTTCAGGTTGATCTGCGCGCCGTCTGACGTTTTGATGTCAGAGTGAGCGGCGGTCGTCGGCTTGAACTTGTCCATGTCGAACGTTTGATAGTCCGACAGGTACGGGTTGACCGTGTACGCAGTCGACGCGGCCAGTTTCGTCGGATCGACGTTGGTGGCGGTGGGCAGGTAAGGGTTATCGGGGATGCCGCCGTTTTTCGCGTAATTCGTCAGCAGGTCGCGGATGGGCGCGTTGCGATCACCACCGGCAATACCCTTGGCCGCCTCAGCCGCAATCGCGTCGTTTGCTGCGATGTTTTCCTTCGACATGGGGGAAAATGTCGTTGGCAAAATGTTTTGTGCCGCCCAACCCGGTAAATCATTGGGATCGGTGGGCATGGTTGGCGTCGGTTTCGAGGGGTCTGCTGAAGTTCCGGCAGGTTTTTGTGACTTATAGGCAGGGTCAAGTTGCTGCATGAACTTGTCCATCGCCGTGGCTTTGTCCGGGATGCCGGATTGTCGCCACCACTCGACAAATCGACGCTGTCCGGCCTCGTTCAACCCACCGTCAGGGTTCTGGAAAAGTGACGCCAGATTTTTTGAGTAGTAATCCTGCGCGTAGGTGTCGATGTTGTCGGCGCCATATTCGCCGGATCGGTAGGCGTCGTACCCGGCACTCGTCAGTTGAGGGTTGCCGACCGCGTCAAGGTACGCGTTTTGGCCGTTGGTTTCGGCGATCCACCGGGGGTCGACCAGCTTGGAATCACCGCTGCCCTGATACAGGTTAGCCGCGATCTTGAGCAGGTTGTCCGGGAAAGCGGTCCAGTCGATAGGCTTGTCTTTTGCCGCCGAGTTCAAGACATCCGCGCCCCACTTGTAATAGTCGGTGCCTTTCAGCAACTTGTCTTTGAAAATGCCTTTGGCGAATTTGAGATCAGACGCACCCAGCATGCGCAGCGTGTCCGTGTCGCCGGCTTTCACTTTATCCAACAAACCCGCGCGGTAGGTGTCGAGAACGCCACCGTTCAAACCATTGATGGCTTTGATCTCGTCGGATGACAGGACCTTATCCTGTAGCGCCTGGTTCAGGGTGTCCTGGGCGAGTTGTACTTTTTCAGCTTTTGTCTTTTTCTTAGCCATGGCTTACCCCAACAGTCCTTTCAGCGCGCGTGGTGCGTAGTACCGGTCGATGATGTTCGGCTGCTCTTCGGTGTTTTTTTGCGCCAACTGCGCCGCCACCGATTGATTGAAAGGCGTGTCGTTGATCTGGTAGGGCTTGTCGGTCATGTATTTGCGCAAGCCCCGGTTGTCTTTTTTCCACTGGCCGAATTGCGCAGGGTTCAGCGTCCGCGCTGTGTAACCGGGGTCGCTGTCCATGTTCTGCATGTAACGCCCGTACTCGGCATGGCCCAACGGGATCGGCAACGCCTCACCGGGTTTGGCCGTCAGCGGGTTGATCGGGTGAAATTTGCGGTCAACGAACTGCTGCGGGTCCGGGTTCTGCGCGCGACCTGGGCGCGAGAACTTGAAATCGTCCCATGGGCGCTCGGCGGGTTTCGCTTCGTCCTGCACGGCCTGCGCCATCGACTGGAAGAACCCTTGATACGGCTGATAGGGTTTATTGCTGATGTTGTACTGCCGCTCGACCTGAGCCTTCAGATAAGGCAAAAGCCAATCGGCGACTTGGTTTTGTTGGGTTTGCGTGGAGGGGTCGGGTTGCTGGTTGCCGCCAAGCAGTCCCCCTGCGATTGGGCCGGCCGCGCTCAGAATGGGGCCTAAAAACTCCATGAAGCTCATTGTTCTGCCTCCCGACAGTGTGTGATTTGTTAGATTTGGCCGATAACGGCGTAATTGCTACCGTCCGAAATCACCATTCGCATCCCGCGCGATGTCGTGAATGCCAGGGTCGCGCCGCCGTCAATGGTGCCACCTGCGGTTGCAATCGTGACCGCGTTGGCGTCGGTGGTAACCTTTTTTACGATAAAGATCTTGAACGGCACAGCAGATGCGGCCGGCAGGGTGACGGTGACGCCACCACTGGTCGTTGTGACCAGTAGGCAGTGATCAGACTTGCCGACAGAATAAGCCGCGCTAATGCTCTTCGTTGAGAATAAGAAACCATCCGATATACCGTTGATTGATGAAACCAGGCGGGCCAAAAGCTTTTCGAGCTGTAGGTCCGCGAACTTGTAAAGGCCACCGATCTTGGTGAACTCGGTCATTCGACACCCTGCTTGGTCAGGTCCGGCTTGAAGCCTGTGATCTCGCACTCTCCGTAGGTTGCGATCTTGATCCTGTGCCACCGTGCCGCGCTGAGAAAGTCAAAACGCTTGCGAGAGTCGATGCCCACCGTGCCGTCTTCGACAATAGCGTCCTGCAAGTGATTGCGCCCGTAATAGCCCAGCAGTGCGTCAACCGGCGCCGTCAAGAATCCTGGCGTCACCCGGCGCAGCAAGCTGAATCGGTCGACGTCGCCGATGTCGCCGGTTGTGATGCTGCAAAAGCCGGGCGTGCCGTCCATCGTCGCCACGACGTGGTTGTCGTTGGCAATGGTGATAAACGGGTTCTTGGTCGACGACCACAACGCCGAGCCGTAAGTCTCATTCGGCGCGTCGGCGTAGAACGTCAGCAGCTTGGCCATGTCGTTGTAGGTCAACTCGGCCTCGTAGCGGAGCGCATCTTCCGCGATCTTCGACCCCGCGCCCCAGAGGTTGCTGCGGTAGTTGTAGCAAAGGTACTTGTCGGGCTTGCCGGACAGCGTGTTGTCGAGCGTCACGTACCAGAAGAAAACGCGAAAATTCTCGGGGTCGTGCCGCACGATCATGCGATTCAGGTACACCGGGAAACTCTCGGCGCGCCAGGTTTCGCGCACCCCGTCACCGATGGACTGCGGTAGCGACGAACCGTCGTATCGCCAAAAATCATTACCCGATGACCACACCAGCGCGCCGCCGATGTTGCACACGCCGTCGGGCGAGGCGCAGCCTATCGTCGGAGAAATGAGGCGGATATCCCAGATGACGGGAGGACCTACAAAACGCGCGTGGTAGCACGATTCCTTTTTGAAAAACACCAGATCATCACCGAGTCGGTGGATAGCGGTGATTTCGCCTGGGGTGTCGAACAGACGGCCGTTCGCGCACTGGGTCGCCACCGACGGTGCCCACTGCGTGTGATCGTAGATCCCCGAGCAGTACCAGCCATCCGGCACGGCGCTGCCGTTGTTGTAATTGCCCAGCATCACGAAGCCCATGCACACCGCCATCACTTTGGCCTTGGGTGCGCCGGAAATCGTGGAAAACGTGGTGCTGGTCGATACCTGCAAGTTGATGTCAGGCCGCACGGCCAGCGAGGCGTCACCAAACTGGGCAAACTGCCACTTGTCGTTGACGTTGCTGGCGTAGGTGCCGCGACTGGTCCAGGCACCTGAAACCAACTCCTGAATGCTGGTGTCCTGGCCGGCAAACAGTCGGGTCGTGCCGTCCAGCTTCATGCCCATGTAAAGGCCTCGGCACTGACCTGGCAGGGCCGATGTTCTCGGGGTGTCCTCGTTCATCGCCTCGTAGCCACGCACGGTGGGCACGTAGTCATCGCACTGGGTCAGCACGTCGGGCGTGGTCGGATCGAGATCAGGCGCAAAGCGGAGCATCAATACCCCCGCAGGATGTTGAACCGGCCAGGCGCCACCAGTGCAGAATCGACCGGCGACAGTGTCGCGTTGCGTATTTTTTGGTCAGATGAGATCAGGGCCTCGACTTTGCTCCCAGCCAGGGCGCTGTGCATCTGCATCATGTCCTGATCTCGCGTGAAAACACCCACCTCCGCCAGGACCATGTCCATGTAAACATCGGGGTGGTTGGTCAGCAGCCAGTTCGAGCCATCGTTAGCGATGTCCCACTTTTTGAACCAGTGCGCATTAAGCGTGTACACCGCATTGGCGGCGATCTCGAATTCGATGGTCTGCCCGACGCGATACACGCGCGGGATGCCCTTTAAATTGGTGACCACGTTACCATCGATGACCGACACCGGCATGGGCGCCAGCTCGATGGCCGGGCCGTTGACGACAAGCTGCAAGTTGATCATCTGCAAGAAGCCCGCCGGCAGGTCGACGAATCGACTACCTTCGACCGTTGACAGGGTCGTGCGCTGTTCTTGCGACAGCAGTCGCAATTTGCGGTTGATTGCCGACTCCGCGCGCGTCACCAGCGTGTCGATCACCGTCGACAGGTCGGATCGGTGCGCAAAATCAAGCACCGAGGTTTTGAGTTCAGCGTAGGTGCTGATGCTCATCACTCAGCCTCGGCTTTGGCCTTGGATTTGGTTTTTGCGGGTTCTGGGTCCGCCAGGCCTTTGTAGCCGCTGGAGCGCATGACGGCCTCCTCGTCGGCGTCGTAGACGACAACGGTGGCGTCGAGATCTTCCCAGCCCTTGAGGTATAAGCTTTTGGGGTATTCTTGATGCATTGACATCTCCCGATGTGAATGAAGGGGCGGCCGTTAAGCCACCCCCGGGATCGACGATTAGCCGTCGGCGTGCAGACGGCAAGCCAACTGCGGTCTGATGGTTTTGTAACCGTACAAAACGTCGAGACGGGTCGGGAATTTGTCGTTGTTGATGTCGTACTGGCGAACAATACGCATCGAGATACCGTCCATCACTTCGCGCGCGGCGAAGTCGACGCCTTTTGGCATCACCAAATCCGCCGTCGCAAACGCGAAAGCCTCTTTGTGGAACAGCATTGAGCTGGTCAGCAGTTCGGATGCGCCGGCACCGACTTTGACGACTGCACCACCGTTGGTGGGCGATGCCGCCACGTTTTGAGCCGCGCCGGAGGTCACGATAGCCGGGCTGATCGCAAGGTTGCCCGCGCCGCCTGCGTAGTCTGCGGTCACAACGAACTGCTGCAAGCTGCCAGTGTCGGCTTTGCTCTCAGGATGGGCCGCGTTACAACCTGCGAAGGTGACGATGTCGCCTTTCTTGAAGGTCGTCGCACCCGTGGCCACCGTGACGGTTGAACCGGTTTGGTTCGCGCCGTTGACGGTGTAGGTGGTGGCTTTGGCGGCCGTACCGGTCAAGTGGTTAGCCAGCAGGGTGTTTTCGTAGAAGTCGAAACCGGCGGTTTTGCCCATCGCACCTTCGCGGTATTGTTTCGCCAGCGCCGAGCTGTCTTGGAACAAGCCTTTCAACGCGTCAACGATTTTCGCCGTGTGGTACGGCGTCAGCAACGCGGCACGGTTGTTATCCTGCGGAGTCAGCGACTCGTTCAGCTTCTGACGAGCTTGCATGATGTTCAAGAACGAAATAACCTGGGCGTCGTTGTCGACGATTTGGTACACGTCTTTGTACATGCTCAACGCGTCGGCCTCGATGTTGGCCGCCAAAACGCTCATGGCGGGTTCCAAAATGCGAGAGCTGAAGTCGTCCAGGGACAAGGTCAGGTCCACGCTGGTAAAGTTCAAATCGACACCTTTCTGAGTGCCCACTTGCAACGTGGTCGAGGTCTCGGTGGTGTCCTGCGCGGATAGGGTCGCGCCGGTACGCACGGTGTACTGGTTCGGCAAGCGGATTTTCAGTGTATCGCCGATTTTCGCGCCGGATTTGGCGAACGAGTCGTCATATTGACGCTCGATATTGCCGATGAAATTCAGCTTTTGGTGCAGGATTCGCAGTGCTTCGCGAGTCACTGCGGTGGGGGTAAGTAAAGTATTAGGCATCTGTTAGATCCTCAAAAGGAACATGCCGTCATCACGACGGGATTCACGGGGCCTATCGGCCGCGTGCGTTTTTTGCTTGAATTTGCGCGTTTCGGCGTTTCGCCCATTCATCCGCGTTCAATTTCTCGGCGTCTTTCACCAGGTCGATCCTGCTGGCGCCGCCGGAGCGGGCCTTGATGCTGGGGACCGGTGCCTGAGACTCTGGGGCCTTGCCGGGCTTGCCCTTACCGGACACAAGCTTGTCGTGCATGTAAGCCTTGTAGAGTGACTTAACGCGTGCGGGGTCCATCTCTGACCGCAGCTCGTCGGCATCCATACCGAGCGATTTGACACCAAACTCGACGAGTTTCGGGGCCACTTTATCAAAATCAGGAATGTCGCGGCGTAGCCGGGTCAATCCTGCTTCGATGGCATCTTGCCGGAGTTGCTCAACGCGGCCTTGTAACATCGAGCGCATGTCGTTGAGTCTCGACATGATGTTCTGTTGTGCCTCTTTCGCCTGTTGGTAGTTCATCCAATGCTGCTGTGCGGCCTGCGGGTTACTGGCGGACAGTGCCTGCCAGTCCACGTTGGCGTATTGCTCCAGCGCCTTGTTCACATTCGCTAGGTCACCCGCCTGCGCGACCGCCGCTTCCTGAAACATGCGTTGTTCGTTCAGTTCGGCCTGTTGCGCCTGGGCAGTGCGCCGCATCTCGGCGACTTCCTGCGTCTTGCGGGTGTAGTCCTGCTGCCGGAGCAGTGCGTCTTTCAGTTCTTTGGGCAGCTTGTATTGCTTGCCCTCGTACTCGACCTCCTCCTCTTCCGATTCGCCGTCCTCGCTTTCGCTGTCGTCGTCTTCGTAGTCGCTGTCGAGTTCGGACTCGTCGTCCTGGTCTTCGACAGAATCCTCGACATATTCGTCGTAGGTTTGCTCTGCATCGCTCATGTTTTAGTCTCCAGATTGGAATGTGCCGTCATCACGACGGGTGCCTATATGATAGGCTTTTTGCATAAATTAGCAAGTTTGAATACTCTAATATGCTAATACTGTACGGGGTTTGGCACCATGCCGGCGCCCAACGCCTTCGTGCGGTCGGTTTCAGCCTGAAAGGCTTTGATTTGTAGCTCTCGATCCTTCAGTTGCAGATCGTTTTGCTTGTCCTTTAGCGCAATCTGAAGCTGCTGGTTTTGTGCGGTCAGTTCCTGCAACTGCTTTTGCATGTCTTGGATCTGCTGCTGCGACTGTCCATAGGCTTCGTTAAATTTCTGCTTCATCATTTGCTGCTGTTGCTGCGCCTGCTGGCTGATCTGCTTCGCCTGCGGGTTCTCGCCTTGGGCCTCGGGAATCTTGGCCTGGATGCGTTTGGCCAGCTCATCCGCGCCCGGCCAATCCAGGTTTTTGACCAGCAAGTCACCGGCAATCTGCATCAGCGGCGGGAACGCGCGGATCATCTCGTTCATTTGCACCGCTGCCTCTTCGCGGCGGGTGTCGTAGCTCGGACCCGATGACACCGTCACGTCGTACTTGCCGGTCGTCAGGTCGTAGATGTGCTCGACGCCCTGGACCTGCTGGTTGATCGGCACGTTGGTGGGCGTGCCGTCCTCGCCCAACACGCGGACGATGCGCGGCTGGTCGTACACATGCGGGATCAGGTCCACTAGGATGCGCCCGGTGTGGCGGATGGCGCGCGACAGGTTGTCGATGAAGTGAAAAGTCGCCGTGTCGCCTTGTCGCTGGCGCGCGATGATCGCCCGGCCGGATGTCTCGTTGCCTTGCTTGCCCAGGCTGGCGTCGTACAGGCCGATGATCGATTTCATGTCGTCTTGCGCCTGAAGCGCCATCTGCACATCAGCGGCGGGCACACCACCCGCTTGCGCGCGGTGCGGGGGTGTCGGGCCGTCGTACTCGAGAAACGCGTGGTTTTGCGTGTTCGAGGTCATCCAATTGGGGTCACTGTTAAAAGCACCACGCGGACCGATCCAAGGCGCCTTGGTATCGAGCGCGACTTTCTCGACCGCCGATGTCCGCCAGTAGTTATACGACTCTTGCGCGGATCGCGCATGCTTGACGAGCGAGTGGAAGTAGCGTTTGCCGTCGATCACCACTTCGTCACCGTACACCGGGATGATCGGGATGTATCGCCCGGCCCATTTGTTGGTTTCCAGCACCTCGGCGCCCGTGATGATGCGCTGCGTGACCTTGTGCGTCATGATCTTGCGCGAGTTCTTCACGCCGATGTTGAGCGACTGCCAGAAATCGGCTTGACGCTGCCAATCCTCGGCCGTGACGATCAGTCCGTTGTTGAGCAGCAGGATTTCGCCCTCGACCTCATCGCGCGTCCAGTATTCCGCCACCCGGGTCAGCTCCTCACCGAACCACTCATCGGCGTGGGACGCGCCATCGTCGTCAAAGCTGGAAGTCTTCGCGCCGGGGTACTTGCGCTCGAACTCCTCCTCATCCATCTGCTCGGTGATAAACGCCCGATTCCAATCGGACGAGTCCGCCGACATCGACAGTGGATCGCCGTACACCGTCAGCGGATTGGCTACGCGATCGATCTTGATCTCGCGGTCGAACGTGTCATCGGCTGCGTACTCGACACAGACCTTGATGTAGCCGAACCCGCCGCTGACAGCGTGCTCGATGGCAGTGTCGTACGCGACATCCGCATCGGATGCCGTCTCGATGTTCCTGATCAGCCCCTGCAGGATCTCGGCCGTGCGCGGATCGGAACCATCGCCGATGGGGTGCGTTTTGATCGCCGGCTTGTTCTGCCGGGCGTCGTTGACGACCTGGCGGATAAAACTCGGCATGCGGTTGAAGGTTAAGCACGGGCGGCCCTCGAGTTGGCGCTGTCGTTTCACGGACTGCGGCCATTGGTCACCCATGCGTGAGAAACGCACGTCATCGAGCCAGGCATCCCGGTTCTCGACTTCGTGCTCTGCGGCCAGGTTGAACTCCTCCTTGGCCTCTTCAAGAATATCTTTGTCTGTTGCCATGTAGCCTCCCGGCTAGTTGATCGATGGTTAGCCCATCCAGTGTGTTTGCCCGTTGTGTTGTCGAGGTCGTCGGGGTGCGTCTTCGCTGAAGATGTCATCTGCCACCACGGCCAACAGGCCCGCCGCGTCGGCCGCGTGCGACGACCAGTCGTGCTCAGGGCCTAGGCCGACGTTGCGGTTCTCGTCGCGTTTTTCGTGGTACCAGCCCAACGCATCCAGCCCGGCCTGGCACTTGGTTTCGTTGATCCTGATCGACGGGAACAACCGGCGTAATGCCTCGATGCGCTGGTTCGCAGCACCGACGCCCTGGTTCTTGATGACGTGGACCTCATACCCTGCGCGCCGGAATTCGCTCTCGTAGGTGACATCGAAAACGCGGTCGTGATTGATGCCGTCGTGCGGCAGGTAGATCTTGGTCTTGAAAGGGTCATAACCCTGCTGCCGCAGCCAATTGACGTGCGAGACAAAGGTCTGGCCCACCACCTCGTAGTAGTCCAGCAGCCACACCTCACGCCCAACGAACTGCGCGATCCAGATCACGAAAGCGTCGGCTTTTGCGCCGGTGCCACCGATGTCGATGAACGCGCGATAGGTCAGCAAAGGGTCAGGCGCGATGTGGCCGATCCTGCGCTCGTCGCGCGCGATGCTGATCGCCCGGGCGTAGTACGCACCCGACATGGCGGTGATGTAGTCGCCCTCCCAAATGTGCGCGTATTGGTCCGGGTTGGTTTCCAGGCAGTGCAAACGCTTCTTGTCGAGCGTCGACGGAAATTTGGCGTTGTCGCGCCAGTTCAGCGCGATGATCTTGGACTCGGGCGGCGGCGATTGCCGGAACTTGACGTCGGTCGGGCTGCCCTTGCGCTCGGGGTTCCACGTCACCCAGACTTCGGCGCCCTCTTCGCGTACCGTGTTGTCGGCCTTGTCCCATGACGACGCTGATACTTTCTCGGCTTCGTCGACCCACAGCAGCCTGATCTTGGCTTTGGATTTCACGCTGTCGATGTTGTGCCGCAGGCCAATGAACGCAAAATCGACCTCGCCACATTTGGTGCGGATGTACTTCTCGCCGATGTCGTAAAATGGCAGCATCCACGGCTCTGAGCGGATCGCGGCCTTGACCTCGGCCATCGACGAGTCGTCAATCGAGTTTTGCAGCTCCCGTGCGCAGACGATCAGGCCTGGCTCGTTGTTCAGCGCGCACTCGATGCCTTTATACGCGGCCATCTTCGCGAAGGACATGGTCTTGCCCGATCCCCGGCCACCATACGCACCTCGGTACATCGCAGGGCCGGTAAACACGTTCACCAGTTTGTCCGGGAGGCTAATCTTCGGAATCGATTTCATGGCTGAAGGGTACAAGTTGCACCTTGGTAAAAGTGATGGGTCCACCGCTGTCGCCGGTGTGCTCGAGTTTGGTCGGGGCGTTGTAGCCGTGCATCGCGTTCAGCTCTTTGACGGCTTGCACGATGTCGGAGGCTTTGTCAGGGTCTTCCAGCACCCGGCGCAGGGCGTTGACGCTATCCTCGCGGGTCCAGAGCGCCTTTTCAGCCAGGGCGGATTTGAGTTCGGCGATCCTAGCCAAGACCCGTGCATCTCTCATCAACGCAGATGCTTTGTTCCAAATCGAGTCTGGTTTCCAGTTCTCGCAAGCATATGCGGCGCGGTAAGCGTCAGATTGATTCTTGCCATTCGCGATAGCCTGGGCGAACGCTTCGCGCTTTGGCGTCAGCATAATCATATGGGGTCTTCCTCACTCCGCACGTCCGTCCAACGTCGGCCGCCATTGACACCAGTGTTGTAGTCTCGTCGCAGCAAATTGCACTCATTCCGGGACACCGTGTCGTCGAGTCGTCTATCGATCTTCGTCATGATTTCGTTCAGACGGTCAATGCACGATGTCAGTCTGACAGTGTCTTCTCGGTTCTGCGCCTGGTTCTCGCGCTGACATTTGAGTTCGGTCCAGATCTCGATATGAACCCCATCGATTCGCCTGACGTCATCTTTATGCTGCGCCCTGAGCGCGTCGATCTCGTCACTCAGCACTTGATTCGCGTCACGCAGTGCCTGGTTCTCGGCCTTGATCGCTTTCGAGTGCTGCGCGGCGAAACCACCACCGACAGCTAGCACCACCGCCACGACCGCATTGATGTCAATTCCCGCGTCTGAAATAGTCACAAGTGATCCCCTGCTTGAGTATTAGTACATGGCCACATTCTAACATTACGTCGGGATTTCATAATGCTCCCCTGTCCTGATCTGCTCGGACACCCGCTTCGCGCGGTTGGGCGTCTGCTTTGCCCAGGCTGACGCCAGAGCTTCCTTCTCGGCCTTGGCCCACTCCGCCCTCACCAGCGCATCGCGCATCTTCACAAATCGCATGAAGCCCTGCACCCCGAGCTGGAAGGCCATGTTGATCACGGCATCCTGGCGCGCGCCCGTCAACATACGGAATCCGTGCCAAGCCGCGTCAAGGCCGTCGATGACGTGGCCAACGTCCGCCTCGTAAATCGCGTCACACAACGCGTCGTCGATCACGTCGGGGATCTTCTCACCTCGGTGGTAGGGCTTGGCGTCGAGGTTGTGCCCAATGCCGATGGTCCAGTGCCCGGCCGTGCATTTGTATTTTTGCAGCCTTCGACCTTCCTCGAATTCAATTTGCTTTTTCAAGTAATCACCCATTGGGATCACCTATAAATTAAACATTGTTCAATTATAGACTAGCCCTGTTTGCGCAATGCATAGAGTGTCATTAATGATACGACTCGGTACTGACGCTCAGACTGATTCAGTTTACCTGGCTTAATAATCTGCCTGGGTGCAGACCAAAGGTTAATCGGTGGAAATTTCATTGACGCCGCTTTGTATGCACCAATTCTGCCAAGCCGTCTGCCAATGCCAGCCTATTCCAGCGTACTTAGCACACCGGCAGTACCAAAACCCGCCACGCTTAAAGAGTCTCGGTTTTGTCATCGATCAGCCTTGTCAGATAAACAGCCAAATCCATCGCCTCATCCCGTGCGTGTCTGAGCCAATCCACCTCGTTCAAGTCGGTTCGCTCCATGGTGGTGCCGTACTTCGACAGCCCCATGTCTGCCCTGATTTGAATCAAGCGGCAAACCTCGTCTTCGTGCTTGCTCATTTGATCCCCTTGCTGGCAGTCACTTCAGTTTGCCCGTTGTAGCGCCCTTTGGTTGCATAGGATGCGTGATCAGGAACCTCTGTATGCTTGAAAAAAACAACCTGACCAATCTTCATGCCAGGGCGCAAAATTAGAGACTGATGCCGCGTCATATTCTTGAGTTCTAGCGTTAGCTTTGAGCCATGCCACCCCGCATCACACCAACCCGCATTTAGATGCTCAAGACCGTTTCGCGCCATGGTTGATTTCAGTTTGTACTCGGCAGAGATATTGTTCGGCAGGTTGAAAACTTCACGGCTGGAAGCTAAAACAAACTCACTAGGCTCAAGCATAAATGCGTCTTCTTCGGACATATCCCATCGGTCAAGATAGATCGATTCTTTGCGAGAAATATCAATTAGTTCATCAGAACCAATATCTTCTGGCTCGTACATGATCACATCATCGAGCGTAATATCAATGCTGGAGGCGTTGACATTCTCAACCGGCGCATTGATTACGCCTTGCTCAATCAATTCAACCAACTCAATGTAACTCAGTAACATTCATCCTCCGTTAAAAGATTGGTAGAGATAACAGCAAATCTGCTGCCATCTCATGGATTATTTGATTCCTACTTCATGCGCTTTGCAGCAGCTTCAATAATTTCTGCCAAATGCTGCCGCTTAACAGCACCCCCCATGCTATCGCCTACTATCCGTGCAAGGGTTTCACTCGTAGCCGTAAACTCATCTTGGGCAATCGGCTTAATCGTGAGCCTGTCCCCTGCGTGCCATAACACCCAACGACCACCTAGTAAAGGGTTACTGTTAAAGGAAAGCGTCATTTGCTTTAGGCCTTCAGGTAGGTCAAGATCGATAGTCAGCGTGTTTGGAGAGTTCGACTTGCTCAGCAAATCACCCTCTAACGCTTTAACCTTTTCTTCGATCCTGGCTTCAAGCTCTTTATCGCTGATGTACAGCATCGTGGCGCCATCACGGTATTCGATACGCTTTTGCTCCAAGTATTCAACCGCATCATCAAATTTATCGGCTGGCAGTAGTTTGTAACTGCTTACGCCAAAATGCAGTTGAAAGCGTTTCCAGATGGCCGCACGGATTTTATTGTCTGCACCGGCAATGCTATCGACAGTACCAAAGAGCTGGCCAGCTTGGGCATTGGTGATGGTGGGTGGTTCTGGGAGTTCGAGTAGGCCGTAACGTGTTTTTGGAAACAGCTTGTCAGCCATGTAGTTGAAGGCGTTGATGTAGGCCACTTTGACAGCCATGGCTTTTACACCTGTATAGCTCATGACAACCAACATAAAGCCATCCTTGCCCATTTCAAAATATGGCTCTGGCTTACCGTTGGCTAACTCGTTGATTCTTGTACACTCCCCAAATATGGGGGCTGCAGGAATGTCTTTTAATGACTCAATGATTTGTCTTATGCCGCGAATAACATGATCGTGACGTTTGCCAAAAGCTTCGGCAATTTTGAGTGAAGTGGTTTTAAGCTCAGAGTCTTGAGCGAAAATGAATTGTTCTGGGGTTAAAGCAATAGCATTCATGGTTGCATCTCGAATAAGGTAGTAAACCTGTCACGAGTGACGCCAATCACTGGTGACAGACTGAACGGAGTTGGCGTACCTGAGATGCACAGGCCAGCCTCGCGGCTGCTCCGCCCAGTCCGCCATAAAGGAAGTCTGGACAATAGGCACAAAAAAACCGCAAGGGTTGCGGCTATGCCGCATCTGACAGGACGCCAATCCCGTACTGTCCAATGAGGGACAGCATGGTTAGGATAGCCGTGAGTCACAGCGCTGTCAATCATTCAGCGTAAGCCCCTTTCATACTTCGTGCCGTCGGCTTAGGCTCATACCGTGAGCCTGTAACGGTGACCGCTCGACGCATAGCCACCTGGGCTTGTCCGTGCTGGCAAAATGGCTCAAACAAACTTGAATCTTCATCATCTAATTCAACTGTATGCCTGCAACCTGGGTAAGTGCATTGATACTCAATCATGCAAACATCACTCCAACAAAAAGCAAAATCATCATCAAATTGATCACCATCACAGCACCCCAAAACCAAGGCAGCTTCATGAAGCCACCAACATTAAACAAATCCAGATCGCAGCCGCTCCCAGGGTTAGCAGTAAAGCTGCGTGTAATGCTCTAAGTAATCGATTCATTTCATCCCCTCCAACGCCCTTTTTCTGGCATATTCGACCTGTCCCCATGAAGGGCTTGGCGTGTGTTCAAGCATGATGCCGACTCGCTCAAGAAAGGCATCTTCTTGATCCTCTGTGGCATCAGGCTTTTGTTGATAAAACCATTCGCTATCAGTCATCGTTAGAATGGGATGTCAGCTTCAGCGTCGTATTGTTCTTGGCGGGGTGCTTGGCGTTGTGGTTGTCGTTGTTGTGGCTGTTGTTGATAGCCACCTTGCTGCTGTCTTGGTTCAAAGCATGAAATCAATAGCGACTCGCCGCCTCGGCTATCGGTAATCCCAGCAGGATTGAACCATTTCGCTAACATAATGAATGGCCCGTTATCGCCCTGCATCAATGCGCCGACGTTTTGATACCGTTTCTTCGTATTGCCATCGCGGTCGGTGTATTCGCCAATCACTACTGATAAATCATGTGTTTTATGTGTCATTCTTATTTTTCTCAATTAGATTTCTTGAATCTGTATGCCTTCTCTGAAAAGCATTAGCTTTCGCTTCAGGACATAACAGGGTAATTTTCGGGTTGCTTCGCTTTTTACATCCTCAACGACCATTCGGTCATCGCTTGCTCGGTGATAAACGAAATCAGCCACGTAATGCACGGGTCTTTCTATCGTCTTGCCTTCCAGCTTTTGACTGGGCAGCAACTCAAACCTGACTTGGGTTTGCAGGTTGTAAATTTCTTTGCCACGCTCTAACAGCAGCAGTTCCTGATACCGTTTAGCTTCTTTCTTGCTATCGAACGTCATGCCATCGCTGACGGTTTTTCGGTTTCTAAATTTATTCATTTCGTCGTCACGTAGCCTCTATCCAGCCACCATTGTTGTGTGCGCTGCATGGCCTGCATGAAGCACAGGTCAACAAACGACTTGTCTTTCTGTGTCGTCCGGCGGTCGTACTCGTCGTGGCAAGCACTGCAAGCAAACGCGCCAAACAGGTCGTGATGCTTGGTTCCCATGCCGCCGCCGTTCATATGCGCTAATACCGTGGTTTCTGGATCGTGATTGCATTGGAACGGAATGCGCATAAAACATTCTTGGCCCCTAGCTGTCTTGCGTAATACGCTCATATTTCATAGCCTCATAATATTCTTCAGGGCGCGGCAACAAACACTCCAAATCGTCAGCCGCCCAAATCTCAATTTGTTCTAAAAAATCAGTAAATTCCTGCGTGTTCAACTCACTGGTTTTGCGTACCTGCTCCAGCAGCTTGCCCCCAGGCAGCTCCACCACTTCCTCACCTAAAAACTGACGCTTGCATTGGATCTTCCACACCTCTGGCGAGAACAGTTCGCCGGTTGACTGATGCCAATGGTCGGCAAGGCACTTCATCCACATATGCAGCAATCTGTTTTGCGCTAATGAGCGGTTTTTCTTGTAGGCTTTAACCTCGATGCGTTGCGGCAGCACGGATTCCCGAACCACTGCCAGCACCGCATCTCGATCAATTTCAGTTTTTACGGTAAACGTCGCCATCGCTAAACTTTGAGCTCAATAGCCTTGCGTCAAAAGCCGTCATCAATTTGATGACCGTTTCACTCAAGCGACTTGTTGCGTCCTGGAGGTCTGTTGTGCGTACTCCAAAAAATCAAAACGGTCTCCAGAATCTACTATCCACTGACGTTCAATCAACGTATTCACCCGCACCTTAAATTTGCCTGCGTAGCGTCTCGCTAACGCATAGGCCGCAGACTGTCCGGTAAAACTTGGATCACTATCTGCGTAAATCCAAAGCTCTTTTAAGGTAGGTAGCTCCAGGGTTGCCATTTGCTGCGCGTTACCACTCGCCCACACCGGCAGGCCGTCAAGCTGATGAACCGCTAATGCAGTCTCAACACCCTCGGCAATCGCCAATATCCCATCAGTGGGCTTGAATAGCTGAATGGCGCATCCTGATAGCGGCAGCACCACCGGCAGCACCTTTTTGGCCTGGTCAACATTGGCCTTTTCGCCAGAGGGCGTTAAATACGTGATGTGAAAAGTGGCACCTTTGCCCTCTAGGTTGCGAAAAATAGACACCATCGCCGGATGCGAAGACTTCATGAGCTTGCCGTCCACTTCGCCCCAATAATCCACCGCTGGCGCAAAGTAGCAATCTCGTTCTGGCATCGATATAACGCCGCGCTTTGCTAAGTATTGAGATGCCGCGCATCGACCATTCAACGGTTTCAGCGTGGCTTTAATCGCATCAATTCGGGCTTGGTTCTTAGCGGTATCGGTTGTGGGTTGAACAGTCGTCATTTGTGTGTCTCCTAAAACAGCGCGGATCTCTCGCACCGTCTCGATGTAAGGTTTAGATAGCCATGCAATCGCTAAATCAACAGGGCTTTTGCTACCGCACACGTTGCAATGTGCATACTCAGTGGCTCGGTTAAATCGAAAACGATCTTTGCCGTCACCGCACAATGGGCAGGATTGGTGCTTGCCGCTGAAATAACGCGAGTCCATGCCCAGGCTTTGAAGAATCGACACCCATCGCCCAGCCGCTTGAATCTTGATGTCAACCAAAGCGCTCATGCTCGACGACCTTTCGCAAACGCGATGTTTTTGCGCTGGATTCGTCCATAAACAGGCTGGCTTATAGGTTCTGACGGGGTGCGATCAAAAATGAATTCTCTAGGAGGCCATTCGCCGGTAATGTCCTTGTAAATATAAGCTGCTCGTCCGCGTTGCTTATCCGGTGCGCTATGTTCTCTGGCATAGGTGCAACACATGGCATAAAGCTGTTTTGCGTTGTCAGCGGCTTTAACTTTGCTGTTACCGATACGGATTTCTTGCAACTCTCCAGGCAACTGAATGACTGAGTTACGGCGCGGCCTGATATGTCCGCAATGCTGACAAGCATCGGTTGGCCCCCAAGGATTGCCACAGTTGCTGCACAATGCGGCTTCTTTCTCTTTCTCTGTTGGCTCTGGTTTTGGCTTTTCTTTGCCGTCGTCAAGCTCTTTGACACCGTTGTGATACAAATCCTCCCAGTCATCCAAAAAGCGGAGATAGTTGCCGGAATGGTCAAGCCATAAGGCAAACTCTTTACCTTCGCCTGTACGCATGACTCGTCCAAGCTGTTGGACATGGCTTGAAAATGACTTGGTAAAAGGTCTGGCAGAAACGCCTATCAATACGTCTCCCTGGTCGAAACCTTTTGTCAAAATGTCGGTGGCAATCAATCCATGGATGGATGAATCTGGCTTTTTGAATTCCTCGAATGCCGCGTCTTTTGCGTCGTCGTCGTCTTTGTAGCTGATGTTGACGAAGTTATAGCCAGCCGCTGCAAACTCTTTTACCAACTGCTCACCGTGAGCAACACCCGCGCAAAACACGATAGTTTTTTTCGGCTCGCCGAACACTTCATGGGTTTTTTTGATCCACTCAGAAACTATGTCGCCGGTAATCTTGATGCCGCGCTCTGTGGCTTCTGCCTGTGACCACTCGCCAGCCACTTTCTTAGCGCCTGTCATGTCAATCTGCTTTGCCACAAATACCCGCAAAGGCACAAGCCTCTTGCTGGCGATCAGTTGGGCATACGTTGGGCCATTGACAACATTGGTGTAAACGTTTGCTAAGCCTTTTGTAAACGGTGTGGCTGAAAGGCCGATAACTTTTACATCGGTATTTGCCTTAATGAATTCATTGATGAACAAACGGCTTGAATGAGCCTCATCAACAATCATCAGCTTGGTATTCGGCAGTGACTGCTTGGCTTCTAATGTTTGCGTGCTGCAAATCTGAATGGATTTGTACGTGTGATAGCGCCAATGGCCAGCCATCATCACACCATGGTCAATGTCATATTTATCCAATCTCATGCTGGTTTGGTCTACCAGCTTTCGACGATCCATTACCATCGCCGAACGATTGCCCTTATTAGCAGCAAGGTTCATCAGATAAGCGGCGACCTCGGTTTTGCCACCACCGGTAGCTAATGCCAGCATTTGAACTCTATGGCCTGCTGCAAATCCGGCCTGCAAATCACTAACAATCGGCTCTTGATAGTCAAATAACGTAAGCTCATTTGCCATGACCCAACTCCGCAAGCTTTTTTTCGGCTTTTTCAGCGCGACGCTTCCATGCGTTGAGTGTTCCAATCAGTTCGCGACGTTCGTTTTGCCATGAATTCAAATGCCCTTGCAGGCGTTTATCCAGAGCGGTGTTGGTATCGGTCAATCGCTTGATTTCTGCGGCGGCAGTTGTCAACTGGTCGTTAGATTCAAACACCTTGACGATGCTGTTAATCTCTTTCGTCAGTGACTCATTGACCGAAATGGTTTCGTGATAGCGGTCTTGCAGCTCTTCTAAATGTTCGGCCTCAACCTGCACAAATCCAGGCTTAACGTCTTCAGCAGATTCTTTCGGCTTTTCTTCACTGACTTCTTCAAACTCGCCTTCGATAATCTCAGGCTCTTTGGTTTGCACCTTTGACAGTGTTTCTTCTTCGGCTCGTTTTGCTTCCAGCTCTGCCGCTTTACGCTTTTTTTCAGTCTCCGCTTGCGCTGCTTTTTCTTCGGCTTCTCGCTTCAACTGCTCGACTTTTTCGAGCTGTTCAGGTGTGGCGTCTGCGATTGCTTTTGTGAGTTGATTGACAGAGTTTTCATCATTGAAATACTCCAAAACCAATAATTTATTGGCAGCAACCATCATGTATTTTTGAGCCTGACGCTCATCAAATACGAACTCGGAGTTCGTATTTAGCCATGAAATCCACTTGCCATTCGGCACTATTTCCTTTGCTTTAATCAGCTTTTCGCCAAGCTCAATGACTGCGTAGACATATCCACGCTTGGCCGATTCCATGCGCTGAAATGCTTTTGAAATATCCCTAACAATCGCTTTTTCATTCGCTATCAATGCGGTTTTCATCTATAATTTCCTCGTTGTTTTTTGAAAACCCCGGTGTTTGCTTCTCACGGCTGCCGGGGTTTTTGTTGTCCGCCATTCTCCGGGCGGATTTCGGGCTAATGTGACCGTACGTGATAGGGACATCACATGTACTTCACCTTCGGTAATCTTTAACGCCCAGAGTCGGCGAGTTGTCCTAGCCTGATGTTTTACACTCGGAGTTTTGCGGTCTACGTGAACCGCTAGGGCAATCTCCCAAACCCTTCAGCATCCTTACTGTCACATCACATTGGCGGTGTTTGTCGGAAGTCTCTACACTCCCAGGGTCGGCCAATCCCCCCATCAGGTTTCGCTATCTTGGTTTTAAGTTGCCAATCAACCAGCAGAGTTTTCTGATATTCATCCCCCTGCAAGGGATTCAACTTGAGGCGTATCGGGCCTATAAATTCTTGGGCCTATTAGTCCCTGTTCAGTTGTTTGCAACCTGAGTCACAAGCTTGTAACTTGTACTCATGCCCAAACAAATGAAGCGCAACCACATGATGCAAATAGTCACCCAACGAACGGTCATCGATGTTTGCCAGTTTGCTCACCGCAACCAGTTCGCTATCGGTCAACCTAATCTTGATTTCGTTGATGCGCTTTTCCATAGGCTTCACTATTTCAAAAACTCGGTAGGTATCTGTATGCCCTTACGAACAGCAGCACCAATAACGATGTTTTTTTTGGTTTCATTAAGCTCATCTGGCCATTGGCTGATAGCTGATTTGCCAACACCAACAGCATTCGCTAGGTCTTGGAAGCGATTTCCGAATAGTTTTTTGGCGTCGTTTTTTGTCATGTGCATAGTTTAGCCCATTGAACGCATAAATCAAGCCCTTTGAACTCAAAGTTTAGTAACCTGAATTCATGAATACAATCGGCGATAGAATTAAGACAGAACGTAAAGCCAAGCAACTCACTCAAGAGGAGCTTGGCAAACTTGTTGGCGTTGGTAAGTCATCCGTAAGCCAGTGGGAAAGCGGTTTAACTAAAAACCTTATTGGCCATAACTTAACTCGTGTAGCTTCAGCCTTATCCGTTACTGAAAATTGGCTAGTCACTGGATCAGGGGCCAAATACCCACCAGGCATACATGCAACTCTTTCAGTTTACCCATCAGAAATAGCTATAGAATCAAATGTAAGCCACGGGCCGACAATACACGGCAAAGTGCCGCTCATTAGCTGGGTGCAAGCTGGACATGCGCTAGAAGTGGTTGATTTGTTACATCCTGGGGATGGATTCGAGTGGATTGATACCACTTGCCAAATAAAAGCCCACACCTACGCTTTAAGAGTGCAAGGCGACAGCATGACCCCCGATTTTCCAGACGGCTGCATTATCGTTGTGGAGCCAGAACTTGATCCGTTGCCTGGGGATTATGTGATTGCCAAGAATGGCGATGACGAGGCTACTTTTAAACAGCTCATCAAAGATGGTGCAGACTATTACCTCAAACCCCTTAACGAGCGTTACCCCATCAAACCGCTTGGCTCCTACCGTGTGATTGGTGTGGTGCGTGAGTTAGTCAGAAGGTTTAGGTAACAAAACAGACGTTGTGGTAATCTGCGAGAATAAGAGCTGCTTGAGCAGCCGTTGAATAATTATCGGAGCAAAAAATCATGGCTACCCCAATAAAACCAACACCAGTTTTACGAGGCAAGGACGCTAGGCGTTTTGAAGATGAAATGCGTAATACTGAGAAAAAAACAATCAATAAAGATGAATATCAGCGCATTTTA